ATCTGCTGCGGAAGTTGGTGAACGCTGATGCAAGCCGACAAGAAAAAGTGCTGGATATTTGTAAAGGCAGACCTAGGGTCATTATCTTCTATAATTTTGATTATGAGCTTGATATTCTGATGGGTCTGGACTATGGCAAGGACACCGAAGTTGCACAATGGAACGGGCACAAGCATCAGCCGCTTCCTGAAGGCGACAGGTGGGTGTATCTGGTGCAGTACAATGCCGGTGCTGAAGGCTGGAACTGCATCAAGACGGACACCATTATATTTTACAGCCAGAACTACTCCTATAAGATCATGGAGCAGGCCTCGGGGCGCATTGACCGGCTGAATACACCGTACAAGGATCTGTACTACTACCATCTGAAGAGTAGGAGCGGTATTGATCTGGCAATTTCGAGGGCACTGAACTCGAAGAAAGCGTTTAACGAGAGGAAATTTTATGGAGCAGGTTAACTTTGAAGATGTATTTGCTGACCTGATTCATTCTTTTGAATCTGCGGCAGATAAAATAAAGAAAATCACAGATGAATTGGAGGACGAGGTTTATATGAGAATTGCAAATGACCGGAAAGCTGCCAATGGATTCCGTCCGAGCTATCCGAAATGCAAGATTCCTAAGACCGACATGGCTAACAAAGTTATGCAGGGGCGGATTCATAAACACTGCTAATAGAAAGGATTGATATTTGTGATTAAAGATTCTGGAGATCGCACCGAATTTGAAACTGGTGCAAAGCGTGATATGCACGCAGGGAAGGGGCGGATGGATCTTCTGCCTTGGTATGGCATCATGGAAGTCAGCAAGCACTGCGAGGAGGGCGCACTGAAGTATGGTGAGCACAACGTAGACAAGGGTATTCCGCTGCATTCGCTGCTGGACAGCGCTTCTCGGCATCTGGCAAAGTACATGGTTGGCATGGACGATGAGGATCACCTGCGCGCGGCCTGCTGGAACCTGCTGTGGGCTCTTAACCAGCGCATGACCCATCCGGAGTTGGATGATAGGTTCTCCGTTAAGCAGGAGAAGGCTGAGAAAAAACGTCCCTGGATATCGGTTGAGTGTACCAATTGCAATAAACGCCATCCTGTTGCCCCTGAGGTGTGGTCATATAATGCGGACGGAGTTTCTGTCTATAAGAAATTTTTGAGATGCCCATTTTGTAAAGCAGATGAGGTGCACAGATATATCGGCGACCTTGACGGATATGCAGATCCTGACGAAAAGCTCATTGCCGTTAAATGTGGTGGCTGTAATGCTCATTTTGGGATTCCTACATCTAACTGGAACAGTATGAAGGAGTGCACAATCCATAACGGTGAGGTTCTGGCACGTTGCCCTCGCTGCGGAAAGGACACTTTTATTTCGGAGGTAAGCGCTGATGAATAACTGGATGCGCGAAGTGGACTATGCGACTTACTGCCCGAAGTGCAAGAACTTCAGGGTGCTGGAGACGGACCAGCCTTGCAATGAATGCCTGACGGAGTGTGCACGGGAATGGACTGTGAAACCTCTGAACTTCAAGGATAAGATGGAGAAGGCGAAGTAAGGCGCGAAAAAAACTCTGCATATTATGGAGGTGATTAACCATGGAACCTAATAGAGTCAATAAAATTGCAGAATTGGCGAATAAGGCATCTAAAGCTCGTAAGAATTTTCTGGAGATGAATTTGCATGATCCAGATTATGATAGCAAAGCTAACGAGTTTATTGACACTTATAACGATTCGTGCAAGGAAATTTGGCTGATAGTCAAGTCATGGGAAGAATCTTGATAGGCGAGAGTCGTGGAGAAATCTGCGGCTCTTTATTTTTTGACGCGAAAATAACGGGCTCCTTTATGAGGTAAACTCATATTTGAGAGGAGATACTTATTATGAAAAAAGCGTGGAAAATTGGTATTAGCACTATTACTGGTATTGTTGGGGCGTGTGTGTTGATTCGTATTCACAATGCAGAGGTTTGCAAAGTATATTGCGAACGCTATGGAAAAGGATATGATAACGGATATACGCTTGGACTTTATCAAGGAAAGTTGATGGGAGCCAATGACCTGTATATGAATGCTCATAATGGGAGTGAATATTTCAATAATTATATGATTGAAGCTAGGAAAGAATTTGTTGAGACAATTACAAAACTCAATAAATAAGAGAACTGGGCCGTGGAGAAATCTGCGGCTCTTTCTTTTTATCATCGAAGGAGATGCTTGTATGCAACGTATGAACATTAAATGCTGCCATTGTGGAGACTATACCCCATTCATCACAGAGGAGAATATTGAAGTTATTCCTCAAGTTAATCTCACAAGTACCGACATGGATAGTTTAGGCGATATCGCTGAGGCATTGAGGGAATGCGGTTGCTTGGGTGCGTGTGATTTCTTACGCCAGGTTCAGAGCGAAGTGACCAAAATCGTAGAGTATCAGGAGGAACGGTGAACGCTAAATGATATTTGCTGAAGAGGATCTGAACTCTTTGAATGCTATTGCTGGACTATTGGCTTCATTCGGGTGTGATAGTCAGGCTGGCTGTGTGCTTTATATTCAGCATAAAATCGCAAAGACCATGGAGGCTGACGAAAGGAAATGCAGAAATGAGAAATATGTCTAAGAAAACCTGGAAACTCCGGGTTTGGAATCACATGACCGAGATGCAGAAGTTGGATATTCTGCTGAAGCATGCTAAGGTTCCGCATACTTATGAACGTCGCTGGCCAGAGATGGACAGACCGGACTGTCAGGAATATCTCCCGGGCGGACGACACGATGGTGGTGAGCAAATCACTGCATATGATGCTGCTGGAAATCGTATCTGGGATGGCATTTGGGGTTGGGGTTCCTATGGCTTTGAACAGGGGCTTATCGAGGTGATGGGCGCACAGCTACTTGGCCATGATGATGTTGAAGGCTGGCTCACGGCTCGTCAGGTCACAAAGATGTGGAGGTGTAGAAATGCTGCGCAAAATCGTTGATTTCGTCAAAAAGATATTCTGGACAGAACCGATGGTTTCGACAGTCAACACGCTGAAAGATGCCATGCGGGATCTTGAGGTGGCCCGGAACCACTTTGAGAACTGCGATCCGGAGTTTATCACGGCCGCTATCTTCGAGCTGAACGCTGCGGAGAGCCGTCTGGATGCAGCGAGGAGGTGTGCGGTATGACAACTTTCTATTGCCCTACATATTTCTGCAATTTCTGTGAGCGAGAGTTTGAAGTGGGTAATCGCTATCATAATGAAGAGGAAGCATTTAATAAAGCAAAAGAATTGATGTACCACAAAGCTGTTCACATCTGTGATAATGGAAATATTGGTGTCGGTGTTTTTACAGGATTTGAAAGGGTGGATATCGGTGACTAATAATACTTGGGAAAAAATTGGCCATATGCTGGGTCATATTCTGGCGGCAACGCTGGTTATTTGCGCATGGCTGATCATTATTGTGTTCACGCTGAAGGTGATCTGGTTCATTTTGTTCCGGATTCTGCTGTGAGGTGCGATATGATTGACTATGAAGAAGTTGTTGAGGCCATATGGAGGTACGACATCCCTCGAATCGACATTGATGAGGATATTACGACGCTTTATGCGGATGGCAAAGCCTTTGCGCAAGTTATTCACAGGGCTGACGGGTCACGCGAGGACTTGTATTTTGAGGATTACGAGCTTCAAAAAGATATCCTGATCAAGCCGAACGCTACGTTGCGTGATGTGGTCGAGCTTTGCATGAATGGTGACATTAGCTACGCAGATGCTCGTGAATGGTGCATGGAGAATGATATTTCACTTGGGCAGTTCGACAGGTGGCTTTATGGTGCGCTGAGAAAGTCTGATACCCCTGCCCGGGTGGAACCGAAAGAACCGTGGCCATATCGAGTGGTGGCGGGCATAAACCGGGTGCTGGAGATTCTGCTTAACTCGATTTTGGAGGATTTTATATGAAGATGCACACGTTTTGGTTTGAGTGCACGGACAATGGTGGCGGGCATCAGGCCTTTGAAGTCAGGGCGACCGACAAGCAGGAGGCCATCAAGAAGGGCATGGTGTTTGCAAAGAAGCATGCTTCGGGTGATATCTGCGGGGACTGGACTTGCAGATTGATACAGGAGGATCTTTTATGAGATGTTGCCCTATGTGCTATTGTAAAGCATATTTGAAAAATACAGGCGCGATGACCTGCGGTACGACTATGAAACTCCAATATGAGATTTCCTGTTCTAATTGTGGACTCGGTCCAGCTAAAACAGGTGCAGTCTTAATGACATATAATAAGCACAACATGCAGGGTGTAATTGATGATTCAGATCTGAAGCAGCTTATTAAAGACTGGGATTCTATTTTGCGAGATCCCGAAAGAGAAAGGATTGCTAACATATGAAAATCGTTGAACCTAAGTACGAAATCCTCACTGATATTTCTGATGGCGGCATTAAGGAGCTCCAGCAAATCGAGCGAGTGGCCCGTGTCTGCTACAAGAGCGAGGACAAGATCGTTCCGGATGGCTCATCGGCTAAGAAGCTGGTGGGCTTTCTGGTGAAGCAGGGGCATGAGGCTATGCTGGAGCATTCGCAGCTGTCCGTGCTGTTTACCTGTGACCGTGGTGTGGCGAATGAGCTGGTGCGGCATCGCATTGCGAGCTTTGCGCAGGAGAGCACACGGTACTGCAACTACTCGAAGGAGAAGTTTGGCGGGGAGCTGAGCTTTATTCGACCGTATTGGATGCGTTACGAAGATTACGGTGATGAAATCGAGGATGCTGATGGGAGCATTTGGTACTGGAGTTGTCAGAAAGCGGAGGATAATTATAAGGATCTCATCAAAAATGGCGAACGTCCCGAACAGGCCCGTTGTGTACTGCCGCTGTGCCTGAAGACCGAGATTGTGGTGACGGCCAACTACCGTGAGTGGCGCAACATCTTCAAGCTGCGTACTCCTGTGGCGGCCCATCCTCAGATGCGGGAGCTCATGTGCCCGTTGCTGATGGAGCTTCAGAAGAAGATCCCGGTGGTGTTCGATGATATTTACACGTACTGGCCTGCGGATGACCAGACACGGAAGGGGAGCATGGTGAAGTAAGCATGAAAGGAATTGATAAGAAATATATTGACGCGCTACAACAGTTTGGCTTTCATTTATACACGACCGAAACCGGGTATAAACTGTGCTATAACCCGATAGGTGGAACATTCTCTGCAAATTTTAATGACGAGAATTTTGTAGAGAACCTAATCAACTTTGCAGAGACATTTGATCCGAGTGCCTATGCCTCGGTTGAAATCGATGGCCCATGCTCAATCAAAGAGCTTGCCGAGACAGTTAAAAATATGGAAGAAATTCAGCTTCTCCTCCTGAAAGTAGCTCTTGCATTTGTAAAGATCGATAAAGAAAGCATGGTGAACGAGAATGCAGCAAAGAACGTATGATTTTCTCGCTAAGTTGAAAGTTCCCATGCTGACCTTCGGCGGAGAGCTGATGGGCGAAGCGGTGGAGATGGTCGTCGATGACTTGAACTCGCACCGATTTATGTCCATGAGGGATATCGAGGCATCACTGGCAGATAAGTTCAATTGCAGCCCTGGTGTTGCGGATCGCCGGATGCGGTATGCATTGGATATGGCGGAATATCGCTCTGATGGGGTTAATGCTGAGCTGGAGAATTTGAAGAGTACGTACGATATTAAGGTGCTGTCGCTGAAGAAATTCTTGTATGCGGCAGGGAGAAGTTTGATGACGGAGGTGAGTGTGGATAATGACCGCGGGTGAATTTAACGAACTGGCCAAGCAGGGGAGAGTATGGGCTAAGATCGTGGCTAATTTTAGTGGTGAATATGGACTGGTTGAGAAAATTTCCGGTTTGACGAACCAGTTTGTTAGGTTTCGGTTCAAGGGTAAGAAGTGCGATACGATCATCTCACCGGAGAATGTGATGTTTGAGATTGAGGATTAAATCTTTGTAACGCGAAAATTTCTTGATGCTTTATGAGATGAGTAGTCTCAAAATTATATTTTTGGAGGTTGAACTATTATGCAAAAAGAATGGTATAACTATTATCGCTATGTTGCTGGTGCAACGGGTGGAGGAATCGGAACTATTGTAGGCGTAGCTGTGGCTATCTGGGGCATTTATAAACTCGGTATGTACCACGGCGCTGACTGCGAAGTTGAGTATCTCGGCTACTTGTTCAATAAGCAACTTGGCGATGAACAATATGAACAGTGCAGAAAGGCAATCAATCGTCAAATAAACGAAGACTACGAGAAGGCAAAACAAAAATAAAGGCATTGAGCCGTGGAGAAATCTGCGGCTCTTATTTTTATTCACTCATAAATCAATTTGGAGGTTGAACATTATGGATGAAGTTAAATTTGCATGTGGTTCTGTACCTGTTAGGGTGGCAGCGAAAGTGTACGGGCGTGATTCTTCGTGGGTTCGTGCAGGCATCATCGCTGGTTGGTTGCCGATCGGTGAGGCGACGCGGAATGGTGTCAGGATCACGGATATCAATCAGATGGACTCAAAGTATGGGAGGATCAGCTACTACATTTCCCCGAAGCTGCTGTATGAGCATACGGGGTATATGTGGGACGGCAAGAAGTAAGCGGTAAATAAAAGACCTCACATTCGTTGTTTGGGCGAGTGTGAGGTCTGAATTTGATGAGTTGGTGACGCGAAAATTTCTTGGTGCTTTATGAGATGATTAGTCTCGAAATTATATTTTGGAGGTTGAATTATTATGAAACTCACTAATGAAGATGCAAAGGTGATTTGGTTTGTATTTGGCAAGCTCACACTGGGGTGCATCCTTGCAGGTGTTGGTTTAGTAACCGCACTCAATGGAGCTGCAAACTGGGGTGGAGCATCCGTGATAGCCACAATGTACGATGCAGATCCTGAAGGGTATCAGAAAATCGCTGATAAGATAACAGACTAATTTATGCACTGAGCCGTGGAGAAATCTGCGGCTCTTTATTTTTTCTGTGCTCGGTATTTTCGTATTACATTTGAAACATATGACTGAGAACGATTTACCATAGCAGCTATACGGTCTTGAGTCAGTCCATTCTTATAGTAATCAATAATGATAGCATCCAACTGTTCCTTGGACGTAAAATCTGGGTTTCTATATATAGTATCCCATTGAGCGCCTGTTTTAGTTATGGTTCTTGACATACTTACGCC